GGAGCGTGACGTACAGGGTGGGCGAGCACACGATCACGAACGGCGTGGCCAACGGCCAGTTCACGAGCGAGGAGCTTGCGAAGATCGGGCGCGAGCCGCTGGAGCAGGGCGTCATCCAGCAGATCAAGGAGGTGATGGAGGGCGCGCGGGTCGTGCGGCAATCGACGATACGCGCGCGGATCGAGGTTTTCTCGCGGGACGTGCCGCCGATCTTTGAGGGGACGTTGAAGGAGCTGCGCAAGTTCATGGCCAGGCAATGCTGGCAGGTGACGGAGCGCGAGGAGGAGGACGGGATAGAGTACCTCGCCTTCGACTCGGGCGCGTGCATGAGCGTTGACAAGGCGAACGACCGCGTCGTTGTGCAGAGCGACGTGCCGTTTTGAGAAAGGAGAGAGACATGGAGACGATTTACAAGAAACTTACCCGGCTGCGTCAAGAGAACGCCAGCCTGCGGCGCAAGCTGTCGAACGCGAGGTTCACGGTTGCGGTGCTGTCGTGCGTGGTCGCGCTTGAAATCCTCGCGCTTTGCCTTGTGGGAGGTGCGAAGTGAAGACCGCCGGAACAATCGTGCTGACCATACTGGCGTTCGGCGTGGGTGTGATGCTCATGCCGATGACGCCGTTCTTCGTCGCCTACATCGTTTGGTACGACAGGATGAGCGATGAGGACTGAATACTGGTTTCCGTCCGCGCTGATCGCGCTGGACGTGTGCGCCGCCCTTCCCTACGCCTGGCACGGGAACTGGCGGATGGCGATCTACTGGCTGGCGGCGGCGACGCTGACCGCGTGCGTGACTTTCACGGGAGGCGAGGGATGAGCATACACGATAAAGACCTCATAACCGGCAAGACTAGATACGAAACGGCAATTGAGCGCATACGCTTCAATTGTGCTGGAAAGAAGGTTCTGGTTGCGTTCAGCGGCGGCAAGGACAGCCAATGTTGCTACCATCTATGCAAAGATGCAGGAATTGACTTTACTGCGCAGTATTCAATCACGCGCTTTGAGCCGCCGGAATTGATCGCGTTCATTCGAGCGCATTATCCAGATGTCACTTTCAGACGTGCGTACAAACAATCGCTTGTCGATGAAATTGCATCCAGAGGATTGCCGAACAGATGGTTCAGATGGTGTTGCAAGGCAAAGCATAAGTTCACGCCTGGATTCGATATTACGGTTGTCGGCGTTCGTGCAGCAGAAAGCTCACGCCGTGCTGCGAACTGGAGGACGTTCGGCAAAAAACGCGATGGAACATGGTATGTGTGCCCAATATTTGATTGGACTGACGCGGACGTTTGGGAATACCTGAACGGAAAGGGCTTACCGCATTGTTCGCTATACGATGAAGGTTTCAGCAGAATTGGATGCGTCTGCTGTCCGCTTGTTCCAAGAAGAATGAGGCGAGACGCACAAAAGTGGCCTAAGACAGCCGCAATGCTTTACCGTGGATTGCTAAGCCATTGGAGTGAGGTAGAGAGAAGAGGAGGCGTTACGGCAAACGGCAAGCCGTATCGAATCCTTGATTTTGGCACGCCAGAAGCCGCTTTTAATCATTGGCTTGAAACAGGCATGACAATAAAAGCGGTAAAACCGACAGACGAAGAGCCGTGTCTATTTGCTGGCACAGGATTTTCAGAAAGCGACAGCGCGGAGGACTGACCATGCTGACCCTGCGGCCATACCAGCGCGAGGCGATAGACGCGCTCAACACGTTCCTGCGCTCGTCAGAAATGAACCCGTGCGTCGTGCTGCCCACGGGAAGCGGCAAGAGCCTCGTCATGGCAAGCGCCATCGACGAGTGGAAGCAGCTCTACCCGCCCTTCAAGTGCGTCGTGCTGGCGCACCGCAAGGAGCTGGTGGAGCAGAACTACGGCGAGTTCATGGGCATAGTCGGCGACGAGCTTTTCGGCGGGCGCGGGTGGAAGGTAGGGATATACTCCGCCGGGCTAGGGCGCAAGGACGAGGACGCGGACGTGATCTTCGCGGGCATCGACTCCATCTGGAAGCACGGCGGGGACTTCCGCTTCGACTGCATCATAGTCGATGAGGCGCACCGCATCCCGATCAGCGGCGAGGGCAAGTACCGCGAGTTCATCAAGCTGGCACGGCTGGCAAACCCGGACATCCGCGTGGTCGGCTTCACGGCCACGCCCTTCCGCCTCGGCTCCGGCCCGATCTGCCACAAGGACCACATCTTGAACGAGATATGCTACGAGGCGAACGTGGGCGACCTCATCCGGCAGGGCTTCCTTTGCAGGCTGCGGAGCAAGGTGTCCACGGAGGAGCCGGATTTGGCGGGCGTGAAGAAGTCCGGCGGCGACTACCAGCAGAAATCGCTGGGCGAGGCCATGCGCTCCGGCGACCTCGTTGCGCGCGCCGTGACAGACGCCTTGAAGCACCTGAACGCCGAGGGGAGGAAGTGCGTGGTGTGGTTCTGCGTGGACGTGAAGCACGTGAACGACGTGGCGCGTATGCTGGCCATGCGCGGAGAACACGCGGCGGTCGTGACCGGCAACACGCATCCGGGCGAACGCGACAGGCTCGTTGACGACTTCCGAACGGGGAGATACCGGCACATGTGCAACGTGAACGTGTTCACGGAGGGCTTCAACGTGAAGCAGGTGGACGGCATCGTGCTACTGCGCCCGACGCTCTCCAAGGGCATGTACGCGCAGATGGTCGGGCGCGGGTTGCGCAGGCATCCCGACAAGGAGGACTGCCTCGTTCTCGACTACGCCCGCTGCATCGAGACTCACGGGCCGATAGACTGCCTGGAGGCGGGGCGCGTCCGCGTGGAGGTGTGCGGCAATTGCCGCGAGGTGTTCTCTCGCGGCGTTCGCAAGTGCCCGCATTGCGGGTGGGAGATACCCAAGCAGGTGATCGAGGAGCGCGAGGCGGCGGAGCGCGAGCGCAAGATGCACGAGGCGGAGGCGGCGAGGCTGGCAATCCTCGGCACGGAGCCGGAGACGCTGGAGGTGGACGACGTGAGCGTGACGCGGCACAGCAAGCTCGGCTCGCCCGACTCGATCTGCGTCATGTACCGCTGCGGCATCAGGACGTTCCGCGAGTGGATATGCCTCGACCATCCCGGCTACGCGGGCGCGAAGGCGCACAGGTGGTGGGCGACGCGCTTCGGCGAGAGGAGCGCGGAGAAGGCGACCGTGGACACGGCGCTCGCCGACATGTTCCTCAACTACGCGATCAAGGCCGTGACGAGGAAGATCACGGTCGTGAAGCGTGGCAAGTATTTCGAGATCATCAACTACAGCTTAAACAAGGAGACGCATGTCATCCACGATTCTTGACGCGGCATTGAAGTACGCCGAACAGGGCTGGAAGGTGTTCCCCCTCCAGCCGAACACGAAGATACCCTTCCCCGGCACGAACGGCGTGAAGGACGCGACGGACAACCCCGAGACGATACGGGCGTGGTGGAACGTCCACCCGGACGCGAACGTGGGGCTTGCGTGCGGCGAGCCGAGCGGCGTGTGGGTGGTGGACATCGACGTGGGGCACAAAGCGGGAGTGGACGGGTTCGCGTCGCTTGCTGGCATGAACATCACGCTGCCGGAGACGATCTACCAGGACACGCCGAGCGGCGGACGGCATTACCTGTACACGGTCAACGGAGACCAGTATGCGGACAAGAAGGAGCCGCCGCGCAACAAGAACAATTTCATGCCGGGCATCGACATACGCGGCACCGGCTACTACATCGTGCTCGCGCCGTCCGTGATCGACGGCAAGCAGTACGTCATGGGCGGACATTCGCACGGGCTTGACGATCTCGCGGAGTTCCCGGACAGGATGAGGCCGGAGCCGCCGGGCGCAAGGCTGTCAATGCCGTGGGACGCGCCGCCGCCGCCGACTTCGAGCGTCGCAGACCGCGCACGCGCGTACCTGCGGCAATGCGACCCAGCCGTGCAGGGCATGGGCGGGCACAACGCGCTCCTATGGGCGGCGCAGGCCATGGTGGTCGGCTTCAAGCTGTCGGACGCGGAGGCGTTGCAGCTCCTGTGGAGCGAGTACAACCCGCGCTGCTCTCCGCCGTGGGACGCGGGCAGCGCGAGGGACAGGAAGGACTTCGAGCGCAAGGTCGCGGAGGCGCGTAGGCATCCAGTCAAGGAAGACGGCTGGCTCTTGAAGGAAACGCAGTTCAACGCGGCGGACGACGCGCTCGACTTCGCCGGTGCCGCGCTCGCCGAGAGCTTTCTCTCCCCGCCGGAGCGCAAAGCGGACAAGGCCGAGGAATCGACGCTCGTCACGGCACCGCTCACGGACATCCCGCAGGAACTCCTGAATCCGCCGGGCCTCGTCGGCGACATCTGCCGGTGGATGAACGACACGGCTGGATGCTACCAGCCCGTGCTGGCGTTGGGCGCGTCGCTCGTGTTCTGCGGCGCGTTGTTCGGGCGCAAGGTGAAGGACGAGTCGAACGGGCGCACGAACATCTACGGCATGGGCGTCGGCCATTCCAGCGCGGGGAAGGACCACGCCGCGAAGTGCATAGCGAGAATCATACAAGCCGCACGGTGCGAGGGACTGCTCGGCGGAGAGGTAACGAGCGACACGGCGATTGAGATCAGCTTGAAGGAGTCGCCGTCAAAGCTGTTCGTCATGGACGAGGTGGGGCACTTCCTTCGGACGATCAACCAGGCGAAGGGAACGACGCCGCATTTGAAGACAATCGTGCCCATGTTCATGAAGCTGTTCAGCGCGGCCAACTCGCTTTACATCGGCAAGCAGCGCGTCACCGGCGGCCCGGCGAACCAGATAGACCAGCCGTGCGTGTGCATCTGGGGCGTGACGAGCCCGCAGATACTCTTCGACAACATGACGCGGGAGGAGCTGGAGGGAGGATGGACGGACCGCAACCTCGTGTTCATCACAGACACGCGGCCAGAATACAGGTTCACCCGCGA